GCTAATGGCCGCAAGGGTTTGAGATCCCTGAGCACCAATTGCAATCAAACCACTGGCAGATCCAAAGTACTTCAATGCCGCAGATATTGTTCTATTGGCACCTCCGTACTTCAGATCAAATATCATGGCATCTAACAGTAGTCCAATATCTCTTTCACAGAGATCACTGTCGTATAAAAAACTAGCAGTGAATGGTGAAATTTCATTGTCAATTTGATCAGTAATCCAACCTATGACTTCTTTTTGTATAAATGTTCTGTTCAAAGTCAACAGTTGCGCCGCCGCCCTATAGAATCCTCTGTTATTAATTAATGGATACACAGGTTCATCTGTGCCTTGTAGATAGTGATAACCAAATAGTCTATCAGTCAATGTGATCTGATCAGTGCCCACTACTCCTACAGTGAGGTCTCTTCTGAAATACAAGAAGGCCCATGGACTAGAACTTATACCGGGTTTTGGTCTTATGATACAGCGTCTGAATTCATCACCAACTATGGACACGTTGGCCGGCAGTCTCAGGGGTAGATTTTCTTCGTAGACTCCACTTTCAACTAGAACACTCAGTTGTATATTTTTCTGTACATCACCATATGATATAACTTCACCAGGTTGGAATGTGCCAAATCTAAGATCAACGTCAAAAATTTCATCCCCTTCTGAGTCTAGAGCGCCTGTGTGTCCAAGGATCTGAGCCAAGGCTCCCGATGTTTCGCCTCTTAGGAAAAGACCTTCTCGTATGTCTCTGCTTCTGATAGCACTGGGAGTTGATGTAGTGTAGTCTCCAGTAAAGTCTGTGCGATAGCCTCCAGTTTCTATGAAAAATCTAGGAAGGGATACAGTGACCAACGGCTGGCTGGTGAATCCAGATCCTTGATCTGTGACTGTGATGCTGATCACACTGCCACCTACCACGTCGGCAGTACCAAATGCGCCTGCTCCAGTAGTGTCGCCGGGTGCTGGTACAATCCTAACAGATGCTAGACCAAATCCACTGCCACCACTGTTTACTACCACGTTGTTGACCTTGTAGGTCAAATCCACAGTAGCTAACTGACCATTGTCGCTGTCATCTGTGGTTGCCACATTGGTGTTGGAGAGAGGCAATATAGTGTACACTCCAGAGGACACGATGCGGAATGTTAACACGCCACCTGCTTCTGTTGTAGATAATATCTGTAGTCTAGCTGGTTCGCTAAATGTTCCCCCAGTCACAGTTAGTATATCGCCAACTTGATAATTTACACCCACTGTATTCACAACCACAGTGTCAACACTCATTAGGGCACTGCCGCTGAATCCTGAACCGCTGCCCGGAGCATCTTCAATCCTAGTCAATGTACAGTTAGATACTCCGTTGTTGTAGGTCAATGTTTTTTTGTAGGGGCCTATTTCGTTTCTAGCCTCTAGCACAATTTCTTCTGCTCTTTTCAGTGCCGCTTCAATAGTTCTATAGGCATAGGCCAATGCTCGACCTTGTAGTGCTGCGCTGACACCTGGTCGATCGTCTTGACCCGATGTAGCCACATATAGATTGATGCTACTGCCAAAGGCAGAATTATCCACATATCGTTTGGTCGCAGCGATCAATCCATCATAGACATCATCGTCATCTGGCTCAGGATCTCTGGATAGGATTAACGGGCCGCTCATTGTGCCAAAAGCACCATTTACCAGCCCAGTTCTTGGATCGATGGCATTGGTGCCTGACCTGGAAACTTTGCCATCAGCATAGCGTTTGTTGATGGCTTCGTGATCAAATACAGGGACCAGTGGAATATTATCAGTACCTAGGTCTCTGATCCTAAATTGAGTACTGCCAGATCGTGCGCTGAGATTGCCCCCCAACTGTGGACTGGTGTCACCGACCACTTCAGAGAACTCTGAGCTGATACGTATTTCATTTTGATTGGTGGTAAAATCAAGATTTATACCGGCACCTGAAGTGATCTGTTTGTATACAATACCTGTTTCTGTGTTGTTAACACTGAGTATGGCATTTTCCTGTCCGAGGTAGCTATTTGGAGTGTCGTCTAGATTTTTAAAAGTTAGCTTTTCACCTAGACCCAATGAGCTGTACAGCTCACGAAAGTTGTCGTTCACCTTGCGGAACGAGTCGCGAATACTGTCGCCTGTGCCGTCGTTGCCTACAACGCCGATATCAATAATTTTTCTTGCCATGGTCGATCCTAAGATTTATGGTTGCTCTACTATTTAGCCCAAAGTTTTATAAGCCGAATGTAAATACAAGATGTTCTTAAAAAAAGAAACTCAACAAACTCAACATGTTAGACTCAGTAAACTAGGAGTTGCACACAACTACACCAGAAGAAAAACTATTGCAGTTTTTCGTTGTGATAACTGTGATAGAGAATTTACACGTGAGCTACGCAAGATGGATCACAGAAGATTGAGCAACAACTATTTTCATGTATGTGCATTATGCGATGCAAAAAAGTTTGCTCAACGCAAGGGGGTTGAACGCAAGCAGATCTGGGACATGCCCGCCAGTACCACCTTGCCAGTGGGCAAATACTAGACTCTAAAACTTTCTCCACAGCCGCAACGGTCTCGTTCGTTAGGATTTTGAAAATCAAATCCCTCATTAAGCCCATTGCGGACCCAGTCCATAGTTAACCCGTCCAAATAGGCTAGGCTTTTTTCATCTACCAATACAACAAAACCGTCGTGTGCAAAATTTGTTATTCCAATTTCTGCGGTGTACTCATCTACGTACTCAATGGTATATGCTAGGCCACTGCAACCTGTAGTTCTTACACCTATACGAATACCCACACCTTTGCCACGTTTAGCAAGCATTTCTTTAATTTTAGTTTTGGCTGTGTCGGTTACGGTAATCATTTACGGCTGCTTTGATAGCATCTTCTGCCAGTATCGAACAATGTATCTTAACTGGGGGTAGAGCTAATTCTTCGGCGATGTCGGAGTTTTTGATTGATCCGGCTTGATCAAGGGTTTTTCCTTTGACCCACTCTGTAATGAGGCTCGAGCTCGCAATAGCCGATCCGCAGCCATACGTTTTAAATTTTGCATCTGTAATAATACCTGTATCATGATCAACCCTTATTTGAAGTTTCATAACATCGCCGCAAGCAGGGGCACCAACCATACCAGTACCAACACTAGGATCACCCTTGTCAAAAGATCCGACGTTCCTGGGATTCTCATAATGATCAATTACCTTTTCTGAATAGGCCATCCTAATCCTTTTTAAACAGACTTAAAATCTTAGCCTGAATTGTCTTGGCAAAGTCGGGCTGAGGGAAATTCCAACCAATGAATGCACCCAGTGCTAACCAAAATAATGTTTCTAACATGTCATTCTCCTATTAAGCGGTCGTTAACGACAGACCAGTCGATAACACGCCAAATATTATTTAGATATTTGGCTTTATTCTGTTGGTAGTCTAATGCCCAAGCGTGTTCCCACCAATCAATAAGCAGGGAAATCTTCATGCCTTTAGTATATTCGTGATTGGGGATAGTGTGCAGTTTGCCCGCGGTATCCATATAGACCCAACCAGATCCTTGAATAGCCATAGCTTCTTTTTCCACAGCCTCTTTGAACTTGTCAAAGCTACCGTATATGTTGTCGATTAATTCGCCTGCTGCTTCTGCAGGCTTGTTAGCAGCTCTGGGAGGAGTTAGATTTCCAAAGAACAAATTATGTAGCATTGCACCACCATAATTAAATTTAGAATCACCTTCGCCTGCATTGTATCTTTCAAAATACTTAGCAGCTAGTCCAGAGTAATGATAGTCAAGCGTATCTTTGCTCATTACAGGATCAAGTTCTTCTTTGCCAAAACTTAACTTGTTTTGAACAATTTCCCTAGTATCTGTATCTTCGTGTAGGTATTTGATGAAATGTAGCGCCATGCTGTATTTAGTGTATAAATAACCTACAAGGAGATTTTAATATGATCGGTTTATTAAAGAAACTATTTGGTGGTAAGCCAGCAGAACAAACTGCGGAAGTTCCATATAAAGTAGAGGCAGAACCAGTGGTTGAGGCAGCGCCTGCACCAGCAGTTGAGGCAGTGGTAGTGGTTCCGGATGCAGTTGTTCCGGCGGCTGTAGTTGCAGCACCAACGGCAGAGCCACAGAAAAAGGCTGCTCCTGCAAAGAAAGCAGCCCCAAAGAAGCAACAGTTCGCTAAAAAGCCTGCAACAGCTAAAAAGCCACCTGCTCCTAAAAAACCAAAATCACAAGCCTAATTTTTTAGCTTGTTCATAAAGTGCAAAGCTGGCCAAGTTCTTGGCCTTGCTTTCGCACATGATATCAAATTGGTCTCTGAATCTCAGTGCCCATTCATTCGCTGCTGTATTCCAGTAGAAGTTTGAGTGTGCTCTGAGTTTTTGTTTTTTGTGTCCGGATTCGATTAGCGCATCAAGGGCGGGAAGGGTGTCTGTGGCATGGCCAATAACAACGTCTTCCCGTGAAACACTATAATGTATAACAGGCCTAACACCACGCCAGCTATCAATAATCCTTTTAACACGGTCATCATTCGGGTCAATATATTCTCCTGAGTTAATCCAATGGTGATGAATATCTAGTACTAGGGCACAATCATTCACTAGTTCGATGCTAGAATCGATGCCCCAAGTCATTTCATCGTTTTCGATAGTAATACAATTTCGAGCTTCGGGTGAAAGCCTAGTCAACGCTCTGCGAATACCTTCGGGTCCTTGCTTGCCTGAAATGTGTACGTTAATTTTAAAATCTTGAAATGTTCGACCGTAGCCCATCCAGCGAGCCATATCGGTATGATATTCAAATTCTTCAATCGATCGTTCTACAATACCTTCGTTAATAGATGCAAGCACAGTGAACTGACCAGGATGCATAGACAACCGAACACGCCTCTTGCGAGCCAAATCTCCCACTTGTCCAAATGCTCTTTCGCAATAGGCTCGTACATCGGCACGCCGCCAAAACCCGCACCAATCCTGCTGAGTATATACAGGTAGTATATCGCTACTGAGTCGTACCATTCTAAGATCTTCATGTTGTTCTCCAACTAATTCTACCAGCTTGCGAGTAGATTCTATGTTACCTACCATTAGGTCCCATAGTTTTTGTTCTGCAATCTGTTTAGTTTGTCTATTTAACCAAGCCACGGTAGTGCTACCAGTGTTATACTGTTTGCAATTGTCAGCCTGTTTGATACCATCGATCTGACTGGGGCCATCAATCCACTTGCAGGCAAAACCTATACGTTTAGTCATTTTTTACTTTCGCTGAAATTACATTGGCGATACGAAAGGAACGCCATTCCTTTTTGTCCAAGCACCAAACGCTCATCACATCTGGGTTTTGTTTCTTTTCTTTCTTTACTATAGGAAAGTCAATGGGATTATCTGTATTAGTAAAGTGTTGAAAATTTGGAGCAGGGATAGGATCAGGAATAAACTCTGCCTTAAGTGTACAAGGCATCGATCGAATCTCACCATTCACTTTGGTAAATTCTACAATGCACTCGTTTTCAAGAAGCAGAGTGCGTAATGCTTCGGCTGTAATAGTATTTGTCATACTACTAGTATAACACAATTACCGCCAGTTGTCAATTACAAACTGATCCATAACTTCGTCGGGTTTTGGATCTCCGTGAAACACACAGACAGCGCACTCTAGATGTATCTTTGGACTGCGCACATCTTTGAAAAACCTTTTGCCGCCCTGATACACCAATTCATTTCGATCACGGATCTCCCATTTGTAACTCTGTATCCATCGTTCGGGCCAAAAGGTTATACGGCTTTTTGCTACTTGCCAAATCCAATCTTGGTCGCCGTGCAATTTTTGAGCCTGCTTGGGATTGTTTTGGAAGGTGGTAAAGATATCTGGATGTAGTCCTGCGGGCCAACTCATGACAGAACTGTTGAGAATGTTCCACTGGGGATTAAACTTTCTATTAAAGTCTCTAATGCCTAAAAACTCTCGGTCATAGCCTAAAATTAATTTATCAATATTCTGATGTATAACAATATCTAGATCAAAATATAAAACTCGGCCTCGCAGATTTAGCCCGGGATCAAACATGTGAACCTTGTGCCACCACCCTTTTGCATACCCGGCATGTGGTCTTACAATGCTGGTAACACCGTCTATGGGATGTTGATCATCAGTTAAACAGAAAAACTCATAGGGAACGGTTAGATGTCTAGCAACCATGTTACGCAGACGCTCAACATATTCTCTACCATAGCGTGTACCAAATCGAACACACAATACAGAAATTGGTTGGACTTGAGTTTGTATAGAGGTAGGTACTGGTATTGGTTCTTCTACAGTAATTTCAGTAGAAGGGAAACCAAATTTTTTATAGTGTCTCCACTGATCTTTAGTGAGATTTTCTCTTGACAATTTCATCGATGGCTACTAGGTCTTTTAAAATATTGCTGAGGTCGTCCAACTTGATCATATTAGGACCGTCGCTGGGTGCGTTATCTGGATCTTCGTGACATTCCATAAACAAAGTTGATACGCAACCTGTGGCTATAGCAGCTCTCGCCAAGTACGGGACCATGGTCCTATCTCCTCCAGATCTTTCTCCCATTCCCCCAGGCTGTTGAACAGAATGTGTGGCATCAAAGACCACTGGATAGCCAGTGCTTGCCATGATAGGTAAACTGCGCATGTCG